ATAAAAAGTTAACTTTAAAGTTAACAAATCCTACAGATGAAGAGACTAGAGAGTTATATCAGTCTCACACTATCTTCTTACATCCATCTATGTTAGAGGCAGGACATCCTAACCTAACACTTATGGAAGCCACAGCTTGTGGTATTCCTATTGTAGGAACTTATAGAGGTAGTAAACCTATACCTGGAATGCATGTTCTTGATAAGATTACAAAAGAATCTGTAATAGATGGCATTGTAGATGTTATGTATAACTATGATGAACGTAGACAAGATATATTTAACAAGCGTACAGATTATAGTTGGGATGAGGTGGGTAAGATATTAGCTAAATACTATCACAATATTCTTAAGATTAATGAGGGATATACATCAGAAAAAACAAGACAATTATATATAAACGCATATGATAACTTATAAAATAACACATGTTAATGGTCTTCATTTTGAACTACTAGATGATGAGGGGAAAGGCAGAGAGTATGATGTAACCTTTGTAGATAGAAAAGATGATGGGCATATATATGAAACCAAGCTTAAACCAGGAGCATGGGCTAAGCTTAGCAGAAGCTATCTATCTGATATAGCCATCTTTATTAAATACCAAGGACGTACAGTTAAACAGATTAACTTGTTAGATGAGTTGAAAGGAAAGCGTGTGTTTATATCTTATGAATCTAAGAGTCTTGGAGATAGTATAGCTTGGATACCATACTGTTTAGAGTTCCAAGAAGTGTACAAATGTGAGGTGATTGTATCCACATTTAAGAATGAGCTATTTGAAACTGCCTATCCTGAACTAAAGTTTGTAGGCAGAGGTGTGATTGTCAATAACATCATAGCAATGTTTGAACTAGGTTGGTTTTGGGATGACAATAAGGAACCTGTCAATCCTATCACTATACCTTTACAACAGGCAGCTAGTAATATATTAGCTCTTCCTCATAAAGAAATACAGCCTAGGATAGCTTTTGTTCCTAATGAAAAGCCTATAGATGGTAAATACATATGTATATCTACAAGATCTACATCACAATGTAAACACTGGTACTATTGGCCAGAGCTAATTCAATCTTTAAAAGATATGGGATATAGAGTGTTTGAGATGTCTCAGGATGCTGATGAGCTAGGAGCAGAGAAGCTAGAAGATGTGTCTTTGAATAATGTAATGAACCATCTGTATTATGCAGAGTCATACATAGGCCTTTCTAGTGGCATTAGTTGGCTAAATTGGGCACTTAATAGGAAGACAGTGATGATCTCTAACTTTACACTATCAAGCCATGAATTCCAATCTAATTGCATTAGAATCACCAATGCAGATGTATGCCATGGCTGTTGGAACAATCCTATGTTTAAGTTCAATAAGGGAGACTGGAAATGGTGCCCTGAGCATGAGGATACCCCTAGACAATTTGAATGTCATAAATCCATCAATATGGAAACTGTACTAGAGAAGGTTAAAGAAACTTTATAATTATTTATAATGTGTTCCACCCACCCATAATACAAATGAACGTCTAGTTCCTTTTGTTATAGGACTCACTCTATGCATCATAAAGGAAGGGAATATAAACACTACACCCTTTCCTCTTGGTGCTTTGTCAGCCTTTTCTGGATCTCCACCCTTGAAATACTCCAAGTCACCACCTTCATATTCATCAGAATCAGATAGTTGCACTGTAATACTTATCTTTCTTTTAGACATAGAACCAGCACCAATATCTTGGTGCCATCCATAATGTCCACCTTCTACATCATAGTATTCTGTATATTGAATACAATCTAGTGCTGTAAACAAATCAAAATGCCATAGAGCATTGTTAGCTTCTATGGCCATGTTATATAACTTTGTATATAACCATTCCCATTCATTTGTTTTAGGAATCCATTTAACAGAAGAAGATCTTATTTCTTTATCAGCAGGGGCAGTTTCTGTCCCTACAGTGGCTTTGTGAAAGGAAAGAGTGTCAACATCTCTATATACCTTTTCTAATTCCTCTGTGGAAAATCCTGTAGCATAGAAGTAATAATTTTGAATATCCACTTCCTCAGTTGGAAATATTGGGTGTAGTTCTAGGCTCATAAGCTTAATTAAAAGAGATGTATTATCCCTCTATAACTGGTTGATTCTCAGCCTTATCCAATTCAATAGCAACTTTCTCAATAAATCCTAGTATTTCTTTACCATATTTAGTTGGTAATTGCTCGTTAGCATAGTTCATTAATACTTGAACTTGTTCAGCAGTTAAAGCTGGTACTGGTAATTGTTTAGTTTCTTGGTTCATATATTTTTATTTTTGCAAAGATACACTTAATTAATTTAATTATCCAAATGTAGCTACAAATATCCTACAACCCTGCTTTGTTTAATCTTTCATTTAATTCTTGAATGATTTGGTTTTGCTCTTGTATAGCTTTTACTAAGTATGCTTCAGTTTTATTCCAACCTGACACTGTTAAAAATCCATCTTTACCTTCACTTACTGCATCAGGATAAACTTCTTGTATTTCTTGGGCTATAAAACCTATTTGGTGTCCACTCCCGTCTTTATAATCAAATTCGCAAGGTTTTAATGCAAGTATATTTTGTAATTGTGTTGGTAATATTGTAATATTTTCTTTTAATCTTATGTCAGATAAAGTACCAAATGCAGCTTGAGATGCACCATTAGCATTAATTTGACCTGAACCGCCTGTTGAACTAACTAAAAAATATACAAATACTTGGCTTGTTGAAGTTGTACCGTCAGGTTTACTAATTACAACGGCTGGAGTTGATTGAGAAGATGTTGCAGTTATATTAAAAACTGCTGCTGCATTTACTGTGCTGCTTGTAGCTTGTAATACAGGCGAATAACCACTTAACGCTGATGTTGTATTAATTCCAACCAAACCCCCACTTGTAATACGCATTTTTTCGGCAACAGTACCTGCATTATTTGTATAAAATCCTGTATATGAACTTAAAGCAGTTGTTGAAGTGTTTTCTCTTAAAAATACTATTGAACCTAATGCTTTACTTCCTGCTGTTGTATTATTAGAAAAACCTTCAAATATTGCACCTGTATCAATAGATGAACAATTAGATTGAGCAGAATATATTGTATTATTGTTACCTGAACTATATTGAGATACAATAGTTCCTGGATTACCATTCCAAGCAGTTATTGTGCTTGTACCAATACCTACATTACCCCCACTTGTAATACGCATTTTTTCAGCATCACTTGTCAAAAACTGTATTGGTATTGCTAAACTTGAAGATATTTGTAAACTTGTTGTATTACCTTGTATATATGCACTTCTTGTTGAATTTGCAGTATTAAAAAATCCTATATAACCATTATCATTTGATATTCTTAATGCTTCATCTCCACCATTTCTTAAAATTCTTGCCATCCCATTTATATCTAATAAATAACTAGGACTACTTGTACCAATACCTACATTACCACCTATTGTTGCAGTTAATATATTATCAGTTCTTGTAGTTCCATTATCATTTAACGAATATATTTTCATATAATCGCCATTGGTCATATTTAAAGCAAATCTTTTAGCATTTCCACCCCCACCACTATTATATAAAATAAATGGAGCTGATGTAGTATTAATTAACGCTCCGCTATTTGCAGTTAAATAATCTGCCGTTACACTACTAGAGAATGTAGCTGCTCCACTAACCAATAATGTACTACTAACCTTAGCTGTACCAGTTACTTCTAATTTATAACTACCACTAGGTGCTGCTCCTATACCTACGTTGTTAGATGCGTCAGTTTGAATGGCTAGAGGGATTGTCCCTAATCGTTGCGTAATACCCATTTTCTTTATTTTTTATTTATTTTGGATATTTTTCTTTTACTTCTTTACAAGCATCTATATACGCTTGAATTTGAGCAGTATCATTTTTAACAACACCGTCTAGGTAATCTTCTATTGGAGGATACTCAGCTTTTCTTTTATCTGCATAACTTGGTTTTGGTTCTACAAATGGTTTATTTAGATTATCAATATTCCATTGCACAATTTCATCTAAATCTGCTTCCGTATCATTTGCTACAATACATTGAAAAGTATGTTCTATTTCATTAATTACAACATTTACTTTATAATGTTTATCTTCTAATTTTTCTTTTGTATAATTCATAATAATAATTTTATGCAGTTGTTCTTGTTCTAATAATTGCAGCTCCAAAAATATTTGTTCCACCAGAATTGTTTGTCCAAGTATATCCACTTATAGCTCCATTATAAGCCATAGTTCCAACTTGTGTACCATTACTTGCCACAGCAGTAGTTAAACCAGCACCCATTAAATATATAGTAACACCTCCACTAGAATGATTATTCATTACTACCATACCAGAAAAATTAGCAAAATTTATTGTACCACCATTAGCAACAGCAATTTGTGAAGGAGTCGTATCCATATGATAACCTGATGAATAAGCAACTGAATATTGAATACTACCGACACTTGTAATACGCATTCTTTCGGTAGAGTTACCCCCATTAACTCTTGTCATAAAAGCTAATGCACCTGCATAATCATTATTTGTTAAATTTTCTTTAAACCCTTTAATTGAGGCAAAAGCAGTTGTAGTATCTGTTGTTCCATTATAATACCCACCAAAACTTATACCTGCCCCTACTCTTGAAGTTGCCGTATTGGTATCAAAAGTAACTATCTGGTAAACGCTATCTCCATTTGTAGAAGGTATTGCACTAACTTGTAATGCAGCTGAAGGGGTACTTGTACCAATACCTACATTACCTGCTGCTGTAATACGCATTTTTTCACTACCTGTTACTTCAAATACTAAACTACTACCACCACCAAAAGTCGCTAAGCGTGTTAATCCATCAGGATTGCTTAATGTACCATAATAATTAGTGTCTGTTGTATTAGAAGCACGAATAACACCCGATACATCTAATTTATCACTTGGAGTTTTACCAATACCTACATTCCCTCCACTTGGATTTAATATAAGCGGAAGAACTGCTGAGTTTGCTTTGTTTCCTGATTGTATCCAAGTAGCAACATTTTGTACTACACCCATATCAAGGGCGATGTTACTTGAAGAATCTTGAACTCTAAATATTCCGAAAGTTTGCACCCCTGATGTAGCAGGCAATCCATATAATCCTTGTACTGATAAATTAAGACCTGCCGAAGTTGTACCTATTCCAACATTAGTTCCATTATCCCATATTAAGCTATTGCCTATGGTTGTACCTGTGGCTTTTAAGACGTAATTCGTTGACGTTAAAGGAGTTGTGGCAAGGATGGTATTTAATGACATTTTCTATTCTTTTATTTTGTAGCTACAATTTTTTTAAGTTCTTCTATTTGTGCTTGTTGTTCTTGTACTGCTTTTACTAATACTGGAATCAAATCTTGTCTAATTTGCTTATATGGTTCTTCTCCTTCGGGTGAAGGATTGATTGATTCATCTATTAAATCAGGAAATACTTGTTCAAACTCTTGTGCAATAAAACCTCTTACATTCTTACCATCATTACCACTTTCTTTTTTCCAATCAAACTTTCTTGGTCTTAAAGCCATAATTGCCTCTAAACCAATTTCTAAATCAGTAATGTTTTCTTTTAATCTTACATCCGATATAGCAGAAATAGTTGTATTTGTAGCATTAATTGTACCTCCAGAAGTTACATAAAATCTATAAACTGCATTTGTTATATCTCTTAAATAATAAGTATTTTCTCCTGCAGCAACACTTGTAAAAAGTACACCACTTGAGTCAAACCTAAATCCATCACCATCATCAACTCCAGTACTTGTTTTACCTATTAATACATTACCCCCACTTGTAATACTCATTGCCGTACTTGCTCCTGTTGCAAAATTCATTTGTCTATAAGCTGGAGTAGTTCCACCATAACTAATTATATCGGTAGAAGTTGCATTTGTTTGAAATATAAGACCAGAAGTTGGACCATCAAATCTTGTATTATTACCACTTGCACTAACAACTACATTTAATTTATCACTAGGACTACTTGTACCAATACCTACATTACCAGTACTTGTAATAACCATTCTAGCTGCGTTTGCAGTTGCATCATAAATTATATAACTATGTGGCCCTACATCTGCTGATAACCCAGCTAAATATACTCTAGATGTATTTGTATAAATTGTATAAGCGTTTCCTCCTGTTGTACTTGTTTGCCCTATATGTTGGTCACCACTTCCAGATATTACTAATCTTTGAGCAGGACTACTTGTACCAATACCTACATTACCTGATGCTTTTAATATCATAGCAT